TCGGCGGCGTGATCGGGCGCGTCCTGGGGGCGGCGAAAGCCACCGTCCAGGAGAAGCTGGACAACATGAAGCGGGCCTACGAGGAACACGGCGGCGGTATCCGAGGCGCGGCAGCGGCTGCGATCGAGGGCGTCAAGGGCGTCTACACAGCCGGGTACACCTTCTTGGACAATCTCACCGGGGGCAAGCTAGGCGGCCTGAAAACTGCCTACAAGGAACACGGCGGCGGCGTCCGGGGCGTGGCAGCGGCTACGATCGAGGGCGTGAAGGGCATCTTCGGTGTGGGGTTCACTTTCCTTGACAGTCTCACTGGAGGCAAGCTCTCCGAAATCAGCGGAAAATTCACGTCCACCATGAGCGGCATCGTTCAGGGTATCGGTCAGAAATTCACCGAGGCTGGCTCAGCCTTTATGACCGGCTTGAGCAACATCAAGAACACAGTCACGGGGGCCGTAACATGGTTCTTCGACTCCGGCAAGAAAATCGTCAGCACCTTCGCCAACGGTATCCGTTCGGCCTTCTCTGGCGCAGTGGACGCAGTCAAGGGCGGACTTCAGAAAATTCGAAACCTCCTCCCGTTCTCGGACGCGAAGGAGGGCCCGCTTTCCACCCTGACCCTCTCGGGCCAGCGCACCATGACCACCTACGCCCACGGGCTGACCTTGGCCCAGGACGCCCCCGCCGACGCGATGGAGCAAGGGCTCCAGAAAGCAAAGGTGGCCTTGCAACGCGAGTCGGTCGCAAAGATCAACATCGGCAGCGACCGCACCAGCGAGGACGACGATACCGCCGAGGGCGACGGTTCCGGCAGCGGCGGCAAGCAGGTCATCATTCAAAAGCTCATCATGCAGGTCGATCTGAAGAAGATTAAGGACTTGCAGACGCTGCTCTCGCTGCTGAAGGAAGTCGAGGACTACAGCAACGGCAACGGCGACGACGACCCGGACGCCGTACCGAGCCCGGCATAAGGAAAGGGGGGACGACCATGATCTTCATTGAAGACGAACGTATCAAGCTCAACGGGGTCGTCCTCCCTGGCCTTATCAAAAGCATTGAGGTCACGGAGACGGCAAAGGTAGACGAGCAGGAGGTCGAAGGCAGCGCGACCAAGCCTAAGCAGGCCACCGGCTATGAAGACGCCAAGGTCATTATCGAGCTCATCATCGACGATACCGAGAGCCAGACCAAATATGAGCGGTATGCCGTTCTGCGTGAGATCTTCCGAAAGCCGGGCCAGAACGTCCCGCAGCCCATTCCCATCGTCAGCGAGGACACAGCAGCCCACGGTATTGAGAAGGTCATCTTCAAAAGGCTCACCCATAAGGGGGAGAATAAGAAGTCGCAGCTCACAGCGAACCTGGAGCTGTGGGAGTACATTCCCCAGGTCATCACCGCCACCCGCAGTTCCAGCAATTCCGGCAGCTCCGGGGGCTCGTCTGGCGGCGGCAGCTCCCAGGCTGCAGCAGCGGCCAGCAACCTCAACCCGGACTATCAGCAATACCTGGGAACCAAGCGGGGCAAGTCGCCCGCCAGCGACATAGTCACCGGCGCGGCGACCGCCGCTTTAAACAAGGTTTTGACGCAAATGCCATTTTGAGGAGGCAAACCGTGGAAACAACAGAGCTCTATTATCCGCAGATCGCAGCCCAGGCTGGAGGTTATTCCTTCGACAAGGGCATCGAGGTCGAGATATACTCCGCCAAATCATCCTATTTTGACTGGGCAAAGATTCGCTTTACGGAGCAGTTTCGTCCAAAGATCGCCCTCCCGCACAAGGCTCCCGGCTCCATCCAGATGGGCTACAACGGCTCGCTGGACGAGGTATTCACCGGCTTTGTCGCTAAGGGGTACGACGGCGGAGCCTATATCAACGAGGTCAACCTGAAGGACGAGATGCTGCTCCTGGAGGAGACCATCATCAATGACACCTTCCTGAACACCACGCCCCAGGAGATGATCTCCTTCTTTCTCTCCAAGGCGGGGCTCTCCAAGATGAAGCTTGCCTCGAAAGGGTACCCGAAGCGGAAGATGCTCCCCATCCGGGAGCAGAACGTGGTTCAGGCGATCAACACCGTCAATGCGGCCTGGGGGCTCAAGGTACCCTTTTTCTTCTCTGGCGGCACGTTCTACTGGGACGAGAAGCCGGAGCAGAGCAAGGTCTACACCTTCGAGTATGGGGTCAATATTATCAACCTGACCCGGGCGGGCGGCGTGTGGGAGCTGGAAACGGTCTCCGCGCCCTTCGTCAAGCACTCCCACAAAATCAACCTCATCCACCCCCAGATCGGCGGGGAACAGGAAGTGCTGAAGGTGGTGTCCACCACCAACGACTCCGGCTTCATCCGCACCTATATCTACTTCTGACTGCAGAAAGGAGAGGCGCGACAATGCTCGAGGAAATGGTCAAGACGATCGTCAAGAAATCTATCACCGTGGACTATCCGCATCTGAAGCTCCCCACCGTCGTCTTCGCGAAGGTGGACTCGGTAAAGAAGCTCGACACCTACGAGATCAAGGAACTGGTCATTTTCAACGATGACACCGGGGAGAACTTCCGGGGCCATATCGCGGCCCATTGGTATGAGTACAAGCTCACCGTCCTTGACCGCTTCGGGAACCCTGACAAGGCGTTCCCGGCCCTCCCCCAGATCAAGTCCAAGAAGCAGTTCCAGCAAGGGGCGATGGTGGCGATCGCGCTGCCTTATGGCGAGCTGGCCCCGGCGATCATCGGAGAGGTGCGGTTATGACGGGCTTGAAAGATACCGACGTCCGCCTGGACGACTTCTGGCAGCTCACTCAGGCGGCGGACGGGGACGCGCCTCTGTGCTCCGAACTGGACTGCCTCTATCAGAATATCGTTCTGGAGGCGCTCACACAGCCGGGCGACCTGTTCTACGACGCCGAGTTCGGCTGGGGTCTCTATGACTTCATTCAGTCAGAGGACACCGAGCTCACCCGCCTGGAAATGACGCAGCGTGTCCGAAGCAAGCTGCAGAGGCGGGAGGTCATTCTCCCGGAAACTATCGGCATAACAATCACGTGCGCCGACGATACCACCTGGCTCCGCTGCCTCTTCCGCTTCGCGGAAGAAGACGAAGCCAGGACGCTCAATATCGTTATCGACGCGATCAGTGTGGAGGTGATAGCAGCATGATCGACAAACAGACCCTTGACGCTGTTCTCCCGGTTCCCAGCCTGGAGGAGCTGCGGGACGCCAAGGTGGAGGAATTGAAGAACGAGGGCTTCGTCATTACCAACTTTCACTCGGGCGGTATCTTTCACACGATGCTTATGATCGCTCTCCGCATCAAGATCGAAGTTATTGAGCTACTCCGGCTGGTTTTAAATAATATGTTCGTTTCCCACGCCACCGGAATATGGCTCGACCTGAAGATGGCGGACTACTCCAAGAAGCGCAAGCAGGCACAGAAGGCCCAGGGCCTTGTGACCGTCACCCGCCTGGACATGGAGGGTGAGGCGGTCAAGATCGCCAAAGGCCAGGTATTCAAGACCGCCCAGGACATCAACGGCGAGGAGCTGCGCTTCTTCTCCCTGGAGCCCGCCATCCTCCAGAAAGGGACCCGGACGGTTGAAGTGCTGGTAGAGGCCGAAGTCGAAGGCTCCCGTTACAATGTCCCCCAAGGCCAGATCACCACGTCCCTCACCTATATCGGCGAGGTGGAGATCAGCAACGGCGCAGACTGGATAACCCGGGAGGGCAGCGACACCGAGGACGACGAGAGTGCAAGGACACGCACCCTCCGCTCCTGGTCGGAGCTGGCGCAGCGGGCAATCGAGGACGCATTTATCAACACGGCGGAAAGCATCCCCGGCGTCCTGTTCGCCCAGGCGGACTGCGATCACCCTCGGGGCCAGGGTACCGTGGATGTCATCGTCACAGGCACGGCGGGCGAGGCGACAGAAGGGCTGCTGAAGCAGGTTCGGGAGGAAGTTGAAAAGATCGCCGGGCCATACGACAACATCCTGGTGAAGTCCTCCATCACCGTGGCAAAGGACATAGAGGTCACGGTGACTACCACAGACGCAACGGCAGACGATGAGATCAAAGGCCGTGTCCATTCTGTATTGGCGGAGCTGCTGGCCGTCCGTAAGGGCCGTAAGCTGCATGAGCTGACGCTCTCAGACATTAACCATGCAATCCGCAGCGGTTGCCGCGATATCACCAACGTCAAGATCGCGGCCCCGGAACAGGATGTCAAGCTGGACAAGGACAAGGTCATCATCCTTGGGGCCGTTTCTGTAACGGTTGGAAGGGAGTGACCGGATGAAGCGGTTTGACACCTTCGGCGAGTATATGTTTGATCTCCTGTTTGCTCCGCTGAAGAAGGGACGCCGGACGGTCAATCAGTTTGCTACCTTTTTTCGGGTTATTGGGCGGGAGTTCGATGATCTGAAGACAGCGATTCTCCGGGTCAGGGACGAAGCTAACGTCGCCAGTGCGTCGGAGATTATGCTCCCTGTCCATGGGCAAGACCGCAATATGCCCAGGCTGGCGGGGGAGGACGCAGAGGCGTACCGCACCCGGCTCTGCATGAAGGGTATTATTTCAAAGTGGAGCGGCACCCGCCAGGGTATTCTCTACGTCCTCGCGGCTCTGGGTTATAGGCAAAGTATTGTAGAACCCGTTTATCATACTGACCCCATACGTTGGGCAGAATTTGTAGTCCAGCTCGGACCGGGGGATTCCGGCGCGGTCAGAGATGTTCGGATAATCTACGAAGAAATCCAGAAAATCAAGGAGGCATCCAGCAGGCTTGCTTATCTCACCGTTGCCCATGCACCCGCCAAGTTCCCGGTCTATGTAGGGCTGCGTGTATCCAGTTATGCGGAAATTGTGTTAAATGACGCAGACAGCATTGTCCTTTTGCAGGACAGGTCTTTTGACTGTTCTGCACCGCTGGGCCTGACTATATCGTCTTACAAGGAGATGTCCCTATGAGTGTAACAACTGTAGTAACCGACGGCGGCTTCACTTTGCTTCGTGCCGCTCCCAATCATCGCCTGATATATACGCGTGCTGTCTGCGGATCCGGCCAGGTAGACAAACTTCAGCTTGCATCCCTCTCGGAGATCAGCGGGTATGAAATGGATTTGTCCATTGTTGACGTCAGACCTTCCGCCGATGCTGCGGTAGTCCGACTCCAGTTGGACAACCGGAACGCACAGCATGAGTTTCATTTGTACCAAATCGGCATCTACGCAAAACTGTTAGATGCTGACGGCAACACAGTTATTGATGATACGCTTGTGCAGGTCATGCAGTACGATCAGCCTGATATTGTCCGGGCGGTTCCACACATCTCGGAATTTGTAGTCAACACCGTTTTCGGGCGGGCGGCTGACGTGTCCGGTGTAATTGATCTGGCTGCTTATGTCAGTATCCGACAATTCCAGCTTGCGCTGGCTGGGATTATTCACTCTATTATGATTAACGAGCTGACACTTCCGCTGGAAACGGCGGGCGGGGAGCCGCTGCTGACGGCCTCCGGCACGCCGATCCTGGCGGTGTACCATCCGGACATTTTAAGGAGGAATATTACATGAGCATCAAAACCAATGAGCTTCAGCAGCTTCCGTCCGTCCTGGGAACCGACTCCCTACTGGCGGATACCGCAGCGGCGGGGACCGGGCGGCTTTCTTTGAGTAGTTTAGCCCAATTCCTAACCGAACAGGACAATGCCGTAAAGACGGCCTTGTCCAATAAGGCGGCGCTGTCGGTGCAACAGACGGTGGAGGCAACCAATCTCCCGAGCCGCACCGTGGAGGTG